GTAGGACGCGAAAAGCCCTTTGAGGGATCGCACCCACCCCTCCCCTTTGCGGGCCGGGCCTCAGCCGCGCGGCCGCGTGATCGCCTCTTGCCGTTGCTTCTCACCATCGTGATAGGCCTTGGATACCGCCTGCAGGTTTGCCGGATCCCAAAATAAGAACAGATCGCCGCGATGCGGCGTGATGTGATCGACAATGGCAGAGTGCGGCGCGGGCGCTTTGCCATGTAGCAACACGCCAGTGTGATGACAGGTCCAATCGTCGCGGTCCAGGATCTCAAGGCGCAGATCGCGCCACCGCTTTGTTGAGTAAAGGGGCCGCAGCTTGGCCGTTTGCCAGCGGATCTTATCGCGGGCCTTTTCAGCCGCAGCCCGGTCCGAAAACCCAAAGGCCATCGGCGCGGGCGCGACAAGGCCGGGCAAGCGTTTCAACCGCGCCATCGCATCACCACAGATCAGGAAAGGGAAAGGCCGGGCGCAACAGCCCCGGCCCGCTGGCGCACCAATGCACCGTTAAAAAGAGATAAGGACCGGCCGCCGGTAACAGTCAAGCCCCCCGATCTGCACCCGACCGACCAAAGCCCATTGCATCCGCGATATCATCTAAGGCCTTCCACGCCACAGACACCAAGACGCGCGTGGCATCGCTGCGCACCTTCCAGCCATGCGCGGCCAAGATCCGCGCCATATCGTGCCCATGCACGCACAAGGCCACCAGCAAGGGAAAGGCCTTGATTTCTTGGCGGCCGGGCCGTGCCCGCTGCACCGGCAGGGCCACCCGCTCAGGGCCGCGCAATACCCGGCCGTGCATTGGATCGACGCGCCACCCATTCACACAAGCCTCGATCATCCGTAGGCGCTCAACGTGCTTAATGCGCGTTGTCACGCCCCCGTCAGAAATTCCGCCGCTACCGTCGCCAGCCCCATCACCGCCGCCGCCAGAGGCCCCAATACGCTCATAGGATCCGGCTAACAGATCAGCCGCCCGGCGGCGCGGATCGCCATCGGGCAGCGCCGCCAGGGCGCGGGCCACATTGCGCGTTGCCGTCCGCTGGCCTGGCGTCGTCACCTGCACCACCGATGCGACCACCTGGCGCAGATCACCGCCCCGCGCGCGCACCGTGACCTCGACGCCTGGCGCAGCCTCAGACAGGCACGACAGCGCCACAGCCCCGGCCGCCATACCCGCCCGGGCACGTTCCCCCGATCCGGTGCCGATCCGTTGCCGCTTAGACGCCACCGCCCCGATGATCGCGGCATTGCATCCCGCCAGGTAAAGCCCGGCCCGGCCTCGATCTATGCCTTGAAATGTTTGGCTCATATCGCACCCCATATGTTGATGATTAATTGCTACCATACCTCATATGTTGAAAACCTTAGGGATCAATAATTTTAAAGGGATTAGTGAGGGAGTAATAAGGGATTAATAATATCGTGGTAAATAACTGATATAAAAGCGAAATCATGCCGTGAGGGATTAACGGGACTAATATCCACGCCCTACATAAAACAAACATCAGGGCGACCCCCGCACCCCTTCGCACATATATAGAAGAACCCCGACATTGATCCCGTTAATCCCTAACGCGGATTTTCACCGCGCAACGCGTTGATTTTGCACGCAAACATATCAGGGATTAACAATTCCGCAGTCCCGATTAGCGGGACTAGTGGACGTTTTCTTATAGGGGGTGCGGGGTGCGGGGTGCGCAAAAGAGCGCAGAAAGGCCGGGCGCGGGGCCTGGGCCTGCATTGGCGCAGATCCAAAACCGGCCGCGCGTGCTGATCTGTTAGGGATTATAGCGTGGCCCTAGTCGGGCCACAGGGCGCGCGCCAGCGCGCCCGCTGCACCGCTGCAGATCCTCAGGACCGCCGCGCGTGCTGATAGGGAGTGATCTATTGCGTGCCCCTAGTCGGGGCACAAGGCGCGCCCCAGCGCGCCCGATGCACCGCTGCGCCCTATTTGAACCGGGCGGCGCGTGCCGCCTGCACCATATCGCAGACAATCCGCGCATCAGGGCGCGCAACCCGGCCCGTGCCCTCGCAGGCCTTGCAATACGCCCTGATATCGACCTCAGGCCAGAACCTGCCAAACACAACCGACATATCACCAGCAGGCAGGACCACCTCAAGGCCGCCCCGCCCTTCGCAGGCGGGACAGGGCATGGCGTTTCCGTGCAAATGCGGATCAGCCATCACTCAGCGGCCCAGGATTGCGCCGCGCGATCTGCAGCCGTCAAGGGCGCAAAGCATGACCCCAAAGACGTAGCCGACCGCAGGACGGCCGCCGCACGCGGCCCGGCCGCAAAAAGCGTTGTGCCCGTGCCAGGCGATCCGCCAATTGAGCCATCGGGGCGCTCAAACTTAATTTTACCATCCACAAACATGATCGCGGACGCGCGTGGCGCAAATTCCTGCCACCAGGGCGCAGATGTGCGATCTGGCAGCAGGGCAATCCCATCGCCATGCTCAAAGAACTTTTGCAGCCAGGCGCGCTTTGTGGACTGGTGGCCGAAAGGCGGATTCATCCACACAAACCCCCGCCAAGGATATTCAAGCGACCCGAAAGAATACCACCGGGGGGCAGGCGTATGACGCGGACCGCCAGGGGGGCAGGCCACATCAAGATCAAACAGCACCCCAAGGCGGTCAAAGATATATCGCGGCGTATACCATTCGTCAGTTTCACCGGCGCTTTCATAAGAAGCCATTTTCAAAACCTTTTTTAAAACAGGGAGGCTTGCGCCGTTTTCTTTTTCGGGGTGCGGGGTGCGGGCGCGGGGGCGGTGCGATCCCGGCGCGGGATCCCGACCGGCTGCGCGGCGGCCTGCAGGCGCGCATTGGCCTTAAACCGGCAACAGATCTTGGCGCAGGCCCGCAAGGGGCGCTGGCCCGCCTTGAGCATCCGCGCGCCGCCTGGCGGCTGATAGCCAAAGGGGGCAGGGGATGCGCCGCAGATATCGCACGGCCCAGGGGCGCGGGGGGGCAGCTTGGCCGCCATTATCCGCGCCGCCCGGCAGCGGCGCGCAATTCGTCGCCGTAGAGCGCAATCCGGTCCATTGCTTCCGTGCTGATCTTGATCCCGCGATATCCGGTATCGGACACCTTGGCGGGCGTAAACACATGCCCGCTTGGCCCTTTCATCGCCCCGGCGCGCGCCTTGATCGCATTGGATACCGTGCGCTTGCCCCAGGCCGCCTCGCCAGAGGACAACAGATAGGCGTTAAAGGCGTCCGACAGATCCCGGCCCTTTTCAAAATCATCGGGATTTCCGGTAATCTCGCAATCGGTTGTCAGGAACACGCGCAGCGGATCACTGTCTTTGCGGTAATCCTCAGTCGCCGCGCGCACCGCCTCAGGCTTTCCCAATCCGTTATTGAGGTAATCCAGGCACCCGCGCACCAGCCATGCAAAGATCCCGTCACGCTCAGCCCATAGGTTTTCGGGCAGGGCCTCATCCACGTCCGCCTCATCAATCTGCACCTCGAAAGGCACCAGCATGATCCGCCGCCAGATCCCATCATCCGCGCCGCGCACCTCAGGCTTGTGATTGCCCGAAATCGTCAACTTAAATTCTGGCACAATCTCCACAAATTCTTGCTGCATCCGCCGGATCATAATCGCCTCACCCCCGGTTAGGGCCTTGATGAGCGCCTCTTTCATGCGCTGGCCTTGCTCAGGCTCAGAGGCCCGCGCCATGCGCGCGCCAGGCAAGCGCACCAGATCGGGCGTGGCGTCCGATCCTTTGCGCTGTTCCGTGCCTGTCAGGGTTTCAATCGGGATTGTGGTGCCATAGTCCGCCATGATCCGCGCAATGGTGTCCACCAGCGTGGACTTGCCATTGCGGCCGCCGCCGAAGAAAAACGCCAGTTTTTGCTCAGTCTTGATCCCGGTCAGGGTCAGGCCGAACCAGCGTTGCAGAAAATCGCGCACCTCAGGATCCGGCTGCACTGTCTCCAAAAATGCGAGAAACTTTGGACAGTCCGCCGCCGGATTGTAATCGGCCAGCATCATTTTGCTGATCATATGGCGGCGATCATGCGGGATCTGATCGACCCGCCACACCTTCTTTTTGTCACCCCATTCCGCCGCGTGCGCATCGACCTCAGCCGACAGGCGCAAGATCCCGGTTTGGCAATTGATCATCAGCGGATCCGCATTGAGCGCATCGACCGGCACCGCCGCCGCCACGCGGACCTCTTGCAGCATATTGGAAATCTTGGATGTGTTGCCCGTGTTTTTGGCGTGCGCGCGGTGCGCCGCCTTGGCCTTATTCAGCCGCTCACGCACCGATTGCCCCTTGCTGGCAATGCCGCGCAACAGGTGCAGGCGCTCGGTTTGCTCATCGGTGCGATCCTTGACCTTTTCCAGCAGGGCCAGCTCACCTTGCGTCGCCAGGAAATCATCGAGCGCGTCTTTTTCCCAATCCTCAAGCGCGATATGGGGCACCTCATCCAGGATCAGGGCGGCGATCTTTTGCGCATCGCGGCGCACATCTAATTCATCCTCATCAGAGCGCCAGACGCGGCCCGCCCAGCGATACCACCCCAGGCGCGGCACAAAGCGGATATCGCCGCCAAAGTGCGCCGTGAGCCGCTGGCCGTTGCCAAAGTCATTGAGCGGAAAATCCGCGCACTGGCGCAGCACATCGCCCGCCAGGTCAGTATCCAGATCGGCGCGCCAAGCATCGCCGTCCGGCACCCCGGCGGATTGATCCACCGAAACCGGAGGCACCGTCTCATGATTGGCAAAGGCTTGCCGCACATCATCAACGCTCATTGTGCGCCCCCATCGTTTTTTGATTGTCGCGCTAAGTCATTGAGATCCACACCCGCGCCGGGGTGCACTATCTGCGCCTCAAGGCCGGGCCGCGCCAATTGCGCCCGGCGCAATCCGCAGAGCAATTTCGCCCGCGTCGCCGCCGGATCGCTATCGCCGTCTTGAATAAAGATCAGGCGCTTGATCCCAGCGGGCGGGATCCAGGCCGCATCATCACCTAGATCCGGCGCGCCGGAATAACGCACGCCAGGCACCTTGATTTGCCGCCCGGCCATGTTGCCCAGATCAATCCCGGCCCAATAGGTAGCCCCCGGCAAAACGGCCGCCGTGATCGCGCTGGCCGTGGTTTCAATGCCCTCGCCCATGATCATCACGCCGGTATCACCCAGGGGCGACAGGCGGATTGCGCCGCCCTTTTTGGATCCGCGCACCATCTTGGCGGGCATCACTTCGCCCTCATATTCGATATGGGCCTTGAGGCCGGGATAAGCCGGGTTGATCCAGGTTTGATGCACAGCCGTGATCCGCCCGGCTGCATTTTGAATTGCGGCAATCATGGCGGGGCCGGTGTGAAGCGTGCGCACCTGGCCGCCCGCTTTTTTGCGGTAGGGGTGCGCTGGCGCAAAGCGCAGCGTGGGCGGCAAGGCCCCGTCCGGCCAGGCGATCCCGCGCGCCTCAAGATAAGCGGCAACGGCCGTGCCATCCGCGCCCTGGGCGCATCGCCAGATTTCGCGGGCATCGGCCACGGCGCGGGCGCGGGCGGAGGCTTCAAAATCGGCGCGCTTGCGCTCGACCTCAGCCGCGCGGGCCTGGCGGCGGGCGACCTCAGCCGGATCCGGCTGCACATCGGCATCCCCTGCCAGATAAGATAAGGCAGTTTTAAAATCGCAGGCCAGGACGTGTTGCACCATGGCCAGGCCATCGCCGCCCGCATCACAGACCCGGCAGATAAAGACGCCAAGCGCCGGATTGACGCCAAAGCGATCTTTACCGCCGCAGACCGGGCACGGCCCGACATGCTCGACACCGGCGCGCCGCAGACCCGCGACGCCCAGGCGCGACGCCACCTCTAAAAGCGGGATCGCCTTGGCCAGATCTAAACGCCCATCATCCATGATACGCCCCCCGCTCAAATTTGAAATCTTGCGGCGCGATCAGCCGGTAGCCGACGCCATAAAGCCGCTCGATCGACACCGGATAAGCCGACGCCTCAAAGGCCCGGCGGATCGCCGCGACGCGGGGAAAGACCGCCTCGATGGATCCCCAATCATCAGGGCGATGATCCGCAAAGCCCGCCGCCTGCAGCGCATCGGCTGAGACGAACTTGCCCCGGCGGCGATCTAGCGCGTGCAAGATCCGCATATCCCGCGCTGAGAGATCCAAGCCCAGATCGGCGCAGCCTTGATAAAACTCAGGCACGGGATCGAGATAGAACGACAGCAATTCCAGCGCGTAGGACAGCCGGTCCGCTGCAGGCTGCGCCATCACTTCGCGGCGCAACTGATCCACCGCGCCCATCACCGGGCGCGCCGGGCCGCACCCGCCGCCAGGCCGCGCATCGGATCGCGGGGCAGGGCTGCAGGCACATCGCGCAAGAGGCGCAGATAGGCGGCGACGATTTCGGGCAAGAGCGCGGCCGGGGCCACCCCGGCATCCGCAGACATCTTGTTAATCAGGCGGCGATCCGTCACAGACAGATCCGCCAGCACATCACCGCCCGCATCCAGCACCGCGCGGGCGGCGGGCATCGGGGCCTTGAGCGTCACTTTGCGCCCCAGGGGGCAGGCATCAAACAGGCCATCCATCAGACGACACCCCCAACCGGGGGCAGCGCAACACCGGCGGCGGCGGCGCGCTCAGTCAAGAGCCGATGCACCCGCGCCGCATTGCCCAGGCAAATATCGCGCTCAGGATTGGACACAAATCCAGACAGGGCGTTTTTGCTCAGACCCAGATCGCGGGCCACGGCCGATTGCGACAGGCGCAAAACCGCCAAGGCGGCGGTCAGCCACGCGCGAAACGCCGCCGGATTAGGCAATTCAGATTGGAAACAGTCTTTTTTCGGCATCGAAACAACCTCATTTTAAACCGCGCGCCCATTGATCTGGGCACCGCATCTTGCATGACGTGAGGTTTTGCACACTATAGGGTGCGGTGTAAACATAAATAATCGAAAATCTGCAAAACTGGCCCGTCGTCACCTGTTCCCTTGATTTTTTTGTGATTTGATAGATATCCCATTATAGTGGGACATCAGAGACAAGCGCCGCAACGGCGCGACGAAAGGAACAGGGATATGTTTATGGCACCAGAGAAGGCGACCCCTTCAAGCGCAGCGCGCGCCACGGGCGGATCAAAAGAACACCCCGCGATGGATATCGTGAGGGTCAATTTAAGGATGGCGGCCGCCCTGCGCGGCCTGACCTATTCAGAGATTGCGGTGCGGGCGCAGATGTCCCGCAATGTGATTTCGCAATTTATAGCCGGGCAAAAATCCATCACCTACTCCAACCTTTTGCGCGCCTGCGATGTGCTCGATGTGCCAATTGGCATTTTGCACATTCCCGACACCATCACCGCCGCGCGAATCCGGCTGCACAAGATCCTCTTGAAAACCCCCGACCATCTGGCCGCTACGGTTTTGGCAGAGGCGCAGGGGGCGGCGTCTGATTTGAGCAAAGGGGATCTGCCAGGATGATCTCCAAGCGATCACTCAGCGCATCGAGCGCGGCCGCGTTTAAACCAACGGTTGCAGTATGCACCCGCGAAATCAGATTGCGATTGACTGCCATGGGATAGACCTCACATTTTTTATAACGTCACGTCAGCGCCCTGTAGCGCCGAGGCCAACGCTTAAATCGCACATTGAGCGTTGGCAAGAATAAATTTAACTTGATTTGTCACACTTTAATGTGCGATTTGATTCCCTAGCATAACAGGGGATCATCATGCACGATTTTGAATACAAGGACAGCAAGGCGCAATTCTGGATGCGTGGCCTTGACTTAGCGGCCCGCAGCCTATGCGCGATCTGTGTCGCCGCCTTTGTGATCGCGGCGCTCAGCAAACACGCCGGGGCCTGGCTATGAGCGCCCCGGCCGCGCAAGGGGGGCCAGGGGAGGCCTGCGCCATGCTCTCCACCGCCGACGCCGTGGCCTATCTGGCCCGGTTTGGCATCCGCACATCGCGCCGCAAGATCGACATGCTCAGGCAATCCGGCGCGCTCAAATCCACCGAAGCCCTGGGCCGGATCAAATATCTTTTCCACCGCGCCGATTTGATCGCCGCTTTTACAAAGGATCACCGCCCGCCATGTATAAACTTTTCAGACGCAAAACGGGCGGCAACTACTACCTGCGCGGCACCGTCGCGGGACAGCCTGTTTTTGAAAGCACTGGCACAAGCAACCGCGCCGCAGCGGATGCGATTAGGATCCGGCGCGAAAGCGAAATCCTCGCGCGCCACGCCTATGGCAAGGCCGCCACGCTAACCTTTGCAGAGGCCGCGCTCACCTATATGCAAAGCGGCGGCCAGGCGCGCTATCTGCCCCGCATCCTGCACCATTTTGGCGCGGATACGCTTGTGGATGATATCGACAATGGCGCGATCAACACCGCAGCCGCGGCGCTTTATCCAGACGCCGCCCCGGCCACGATTAACCGGCAATTGATCACGCCCATCTCAGCCGTGATCACCATGGCCGCCGCCAATGATTTGACGCGGCACCGGATCTTTAAGCGCCGCAAGGTGCCCCCAGGGCGCACAAGATGGCTCACCCCAGAGGAGGCGGAACGCCTCATTGGCCACGCGGATCCGCACCTGGTGCCGATCCTGTTTTGCCTTCTCGGATCGGGCGCGCGCGTCTCAGAGGCCCTGGGCACGCAGGCGCAATTCTTTTACCCAAACACCCGCGAAATCTGGCTACCGGATACCAAAAACGGCCATCCGCGTATGATCAGCCTACCCGCCCGCGCGTGCGATGCGATCCTGGCGGCCGATGTGCCAGACACCGGGCGCATCTTTTTGACGCCAAAGGGCAAGCCCTATCTGTTGAGCGCGGACACCAGCGACCACCGAGGCGGGCAGATCAAGGCCGCCTTTGATAAGGCGCGCGATGCGGCGGGCCTGGGCGCGGACGTGGTGCCCCATAGCCTGCGCCATACCTGGGCGACCTGGTATTATAGTGCCACCAAAGATTTCGGGGGGTTGCTCGACAAAGGCGGCTGGCAAAAATCGGATATGGCGCAACGCTATCGCAAGATTGCCCCGGCCGACCTGCCCGGCCGATTGCTCGATTACGGTTGGGATTTTGGCGCACCCCCTGCGCAGCGGCGCACAGCACAACCGCCCGCCCTGCGCGCGGTGCAAGGCGGGCGGGGCGGCCCCGGTTGAAGTCTTTGCCGGTTACGCCTTCTGCAGCGCCCCGATCACCGCAGAGCCATCATTTGCAATCAAGCGGCCGCGCTGATCAGAGGGGAAAGGGGCCAATCCCGCCGGGATATTGGAAAGCGCGCTGGCAGCCTGCGGCGTATAATCACCGCCGCCCGCGCCCGTGCCCGCATAGCTTTGATCGCTTGTCCAAAGTGGATCCAGCGCGCCGCCTGCCCCGTTGCCCCATTGCGATCCGAGCAATTCGACCTCACGCCGCCAGCTTCCCGCGCCGATCTCGGCATTGTTCGCCGTGTCGCCCTCAAGCATCGCCACGTTGCGATGGCCAACGTGAAACACGGCCGGCCAATTCCCCACCATTGTGCCATCCGATGCAAACACATCGGTTTTTGTTCCATAGCGCGGCGTGACGCAGAATTGAAAACGCCAAGACATAGCGGCCACGGGGGCAAAGGTGTGATCATTATAAAACGCGTTAATGCGGCCCTCAACATCGTCACCGGCATTTGTGTTCAGACGGTAATTGACGTTATGCACGGCCGCCTCATTGCCATCCGCCCACATCCGAACAGCCGGGCCATTTGCGGACCGCATCTCAAACACGTTGCCAGTGATCGACAGGCCAAGCCCATCAACGGCCGCCGCAAAATCACCCGATCCATACAAAAGCCCGCCCACAGCAGACAACACAGAAAACGCGCAAGCAGCCCCCGCGTGGCTAAACAGCTTCCCGTTCACAGGGGGCTGCGCATACCAATTAGACCCCTTTGACGCGATCATATTCATAATTGCAGGGCCAGTTTTGCCGACGAAACCGCTTAAAGACAGCGCCTTTGGCTGCGTACCAAAAAATTGATTGCTCATCCCGTCAAGGTCCGTGCAATTGATCATCCACATGCGCGCGGCGCGGCTGATCCAATAGGACGCATAGGCCTGCCCTGCCGGATCGAGGTTGCAGTTTTCAAAAACGAGCGAATCACTTAACGCGTTGCTTCCCTCAATAATTTGCGTGGTCGATCCCGTCGCGCGCAACGTGACATTGCGCAAGATACAGCGCGCCGGGACGTTGCGGGGTTGATTGATCCCGCCATCCGTCAAGATCACGGCCTGCCCCGCAGGCGCTTCCAAGATCAAGGGCAGCGATGGTGTGGGCCAGGTAGAGGCCCCCATGACATAGGTGCCAGACAAAAACCTGATCACCCCGCCAGAGACATCGGCGCGGCCGGTATTGGCGGAATTAAAGTTTTTGATCGCCGTCGCCGCCGCAGCAGAGGTAGCAAAGGGGCTGGCCTGGGCCGTCGCCGCCGCCGCACTTGCAACGCCGCCTGCATCACTTCCAGACGCCGCCACATAGGCAAAAACTTGCCCGATTGTGTTGTTTGCGTTTTTGTAACAATCGCGCGTTGTGGCGGTCATATGCGGGGCGGCGTGCCCCTGCACCGACAATTGAAACGCCGCACCCACCCACGGATAAACGATGGCATCGACCAGCACCGGCCCATCCGGCAGATCCGTAATATCGAGATCCGCCTGAAAAACCGGCACATTTAAACCAGAATTAGCGTAAAGCACATTGGTCATGTTGCTCACGATCACCTCACGCGACACGCCGCCGCCGGTCACAGTGAACTTGACCGCCGCCACCGGGCGACCCGCGCGGGCGTGCGCGTGATCGACAAACAGCCGCAGCTGCGCCGCGCCCGCAAAGATTTCGTGATCTGGATCGAGCCAAACCGCTTGCGGCTTAGGGGCCGGGCGCGCGCTATTGTTCGTCACGCCCGCGATCTCATCCCCCGCATAGATGAAATCAGACAAGGCCACATCGGTATCCGTGAGTGTGGCCTGGGCCGGGTAGGGATTGCGCACCCGCGTCATAGTCCGCACGGTATCAGACACCGCAACCGGGGCCGCCGCTGCGTTATAGCCCTGGCGCGTCACGGTGATATCCGTTGCGGCAAAGCTGGCCGCCGCATCAGGCCAGGTGGCGCGCCAGCCATCTGCGCCCACCGCCGTGATTGGCGCGGCTGCGACCTGGGCCGCGACCGTGATTGTAAAGCCAGATTGCGCAGATCCGCCCGCATTTGTCGCCGTGATTACCGCGTTGAAGGTGCCCACCGTCGCCGGGTCGAAGGTCAACACGCCCGTGGCCGCGTCAATTGTGCCGACCGTGGACGCAAAGACCAGATCCGCGCCGGTAAAATCACTCGCCGTGGGGATGGCTTGCACGCCGTCGCCTTCGGTATAGTCCCAATCGAGCAAAGCCCCGGCGGCCTCAGGGGCCGCGACCGGCTCAGGATCCACCGGATCCACCCCGCCGCCAGGCGATCCCGCGCCGGTGCCGGATGCGACATTCACGCCGCGCGCCCAGATCTCGCCGGTATCCGTGATCACATAGACCGTGCTTTGATTGATCGGCCCGGCCTGATATTCCGCCAGGGTCAGGATCGCCACCGCGCCCGCGCCCTCAAACAGCATTGTGGCAAAGGCGGTCGCATTGGGCTGGATCGAATTGGCGGCGGAAAACCGCCCCGATGTGAGACGGATTGGATTGGCGTCCGACATATTCCAGATTTCGCAAAAATAGGGCGTGCCCTCTTTGAGCGCGCCGTAATGATCGGGGCGGATCTGCACATAACTGGCCGCGCCAGGGATTTCCAGGATCGGATCGCCGCCGATGCTATCGGACACCGTAAAGGCCAGATCCAGCCCGGCGGGCGTCAGGTTGATATCGAGCGCTTCACCGCGCGGAATATTGATATTTTGGCTGATCTCTTTGATGCTTGTGGCGATTGTGACGGTGCGGATTGGCATATGCGGCCCCTTATGGTGCGGTGTTTTTTGTTTGAAGGTTTCAGCGCGGCGGCGCGGGCGGATCGGCCCAGGCGTAGCCAAAGCCGTAGCGCGTCTCGATCACGTCCGTTTTTTTGAAGGTGTCGCGGATCATCCGGCGCACCCGCTTAATCTGGCTATCCACATTGCGGTCCAGAATATCGCCCTCAGCATCGCCAAAGATATGATCCAGGATCTCATTGCGGGTGCGGATCACGCCAGGGCGCTTGATCAGCAATTCAACGATTGCGAATTGCCCGGCGGTTAAATTGAGATAAGCGCGCCCATCGGTGAGCGCCTTGCGATCTTGATCGAGCGTGATCACGGCAACACCCCGCAGGCGCGGAAAAACGCCAGACGGGCGGCCGCCACGGCGCGCCAGGCCAGGGCGGCCTCAGGCCCCAGATCGCGCAGCACCGCCGCCTCATCATAGGGGGCGACGCCAAAGGCCCCGGCCATGGCCTGCGCATTGGACGGATCGGCCGCGCAATCGTAAGCGACAGCGGCGCGCGCATAACGGACGTGATCCAGCGTGAGCGGGGCGGCGGGGCGCTGGCGGGCGCTCATTGGCCTGGCCCCGGCCCGATGAGCGCCGCCAGCACGCACACCAACAGCGCGGCCAGCACCAGGGCCAGGGCGGGGGCATAACCCGCCAGGCGCGGCGCAGGGCGGCGCTTGGCCGTGCAGGCCCGGCAGGTGCCATCACAGCCCCACATCACGACAGCGCCGCCCCGATGAGCGCCCCCAGGGTCAGGGCGACACCGATCACCACCACCAGGACCGCGCCGCCGCCGGATCCGGCCGGGGCATCGTGCCACTCATCCACCACCACAAAATCCGCGCGCTTGCCCGCCAACTTGGCAGGCGCAGGCTTTTCCGCCGCGCGCGCGGCCTTGATGCGCATCGCGGCGGCCGTGCGGGCGCAGATTGGCACGCCGTCCACTGACAGATATTGCACCGCCGGGGCCTTTTCACCGGCGGCCTTTTCCTGCCAGGCCACCCCGGCCAGAAACCCGGTGCGGAACGTATCATAATCTTGCGGGATCGACATGGATCCCGTGATATGCGCATCCGCCGCAGCCTCAGCGCAGGCGCGGCGCATGATTTCGAGCGCCATCGCTTCGCCCGGTGCAGGCTTGATAGCGGCGCGGTGTTCAGGGGCGGGCGCGGCACCCGGCAGCGTGATCACCAGGGAGGCCTCATCATCGCCTTGCGTGATGGCCAGGACGGCACGGGGGCCATCGCCGCGCGATGCGGCGCGCAGGGTGCGGCGGGCGATGCGGTGCGCATCCAGATCGAGCGCAGACAGTTTGAACAAAAATTCAGCCATGGGATTTCCTTTGGCGCAGAGCAGGGAAAGACGGAAAGCGCGGCGCAAATTAGAGCAGCCCGGCGCGGGACAGGATCAGCGCGGCGGCCGCAGCGGCGATCAAAAACCAAGAGGCCCCAGCCCAATGATTTGTTTTGAATATTTTATTGATATCCAGCGATGCGGTGCTGGCCTTGGCGATCTGCGCACCTGGCGCGGCATCCGGAACCGTCACAGTCAAGAATACTTCGCGCGGACCGCCAAGGGATCGAACGTCCGACACATCGACGCGGCAAATCTCGACACCGCCGCGCTTCTCGACGCTATCGGCCACGAAACCGCCGTTCGTGTTTGGCATTAACTTAAAACAAAACTTAGCCATATCAGGCCCCTTTGGTTTGCGTTTGATTGCCCACTGGATAGGGGGGGCGACCTTGCGCAAAAAAGGCGGCGGGGCGGAAAAGTTAAAAAAAGCGCAGGCGGCGTGCAGGCGTGCAAAATCCGTGCAATTTTTTTGCTTGGCGCGATGATGTGTGTGATTTCAAGGGGGTGCGCGGTGCGCGGCGGCCCTTAGCAGGGGCGTGCCTTCGACCACTCGGCCACGTCTCCACTGACCGCTATAGCCGCGCAACACCCAAAGAAACAAGAGGAAAATAACGCCGCCGCCCATTTTTTTGGGCACCCCTGGGCGGGGCTGGATTTACCGGCATTTAACCCCGTTTCACCCCGTTATCCGTGCAATCCGTGCAAAATCCGTGCACGCTTGTGCCATTTTGTTCACGGGGCGGTGCACACCACCGCGTGCATCGCCCCCTTTAGTGTTCAAGCCTCAGCTTGAAAAAAGCGCCGTAATCTCAGCCTCAAGCCCCGCTAGATCACCGTTATTGTCCAGGATCCAATCGGCATCATCCGCCGTCAATTCCATGGATGCGACCGGCTCAGGCGGCAGGTGATCGGACCGATCCACCCACACCACCAGATCAAAGAAGCCCCGCGCGCGCTCAAATTCAGCGCGGCTGCGCATCCCGGTATAAACGTCGTGATCCTCTAAGATTTGCTGGCACAGCATCGGGCCGGGGCGCAGGTTATAGGCGCGGATCGCGTGGAACCACAAATCCCGATGACTGGCCCGGTCCGCATAGCAGGCCTGCCAATCGGGATAGAGATCCGCCACCAGGGGAAAGATCGCCTTTTGCGCGCAGAACTCCGAACTCGAAGCCACGCGCAGACCAAACCGCGCGCGCAGCATATCGCCAACGGTATCTTTGCCGTGGCGGCCGTGGCCGATGATCAGCACCTTGAGGCGGTGCGGATTGGGAAAGGTGACAGCCTCAGAATGGGATTTCATCATCCATATCCCCCCTTTTCGCGTGGCTTGTGGATCCAGATCCACCGCCTTGATCATAACCGCCGCCACCGCCGCCACCATAATCGCCGCCGCCCTGGCCACCATAGCCGCCGCCAGATCCACCGCCCGATCCGCCGCCGCCATCGCCGCGCGCATCGCCCAGCATCAGCATGGATCCGCCAAAGCCCTGCAACACGATTTCGGTCGTGTAGCGATCCGCGCCGGATTGATCTTGCCATTTGCGCGTTTGCAGCTTGCCCTCGATATAGACCTTAGCACCTTTTTTCAGATAGCGCTCAGCGACACCCACCAGGCCCTCTTGAAAGATCGCCACGCTATGCCATTCGGTCTTTTCTTTTTTCTCGCCCGAATTGCGATCTTTCCAGGTTTCGGATGTGGCGACGCGCAAATTGCACACCTTGCCGCCATTGCCAAAGGTGCGCACCTCAGGATCCGCCCCCAGGTGCCCGATGATTTGAACCTTGTTTAAGCCCGCCATATGCGACCCCCTATATAATTAAAAATGCGCCGCAGCGCATAAGACCGGATCAGCGATACAACAGTGAAGGCGGCGGAAACCTGAGCGGCTTGCGAAAAAGTGACCGGCACGCCCAGGGCGGGCAGGATCACGATATTGGCCACAAAAGCGATCACCACACCGGCGGCGACATTCGCCGCCGCCTCAAGCGCCGATGCGCGGCGCGATTGGCCCGCCATCACGCGCACCAGCGGGCGTTATCCGCCTGCGTATAGATCGCGCGCTTGCCATTGGGATAAGCAACAACATGCGCGCGCCGCCAGCTTGTCGGGCCGTTGTTATAGCCCTGATCTAGCGCGCCGGTCATGCCCGCGACATAGACGCCATCGACGATCTCAGGGCTATGTTTGTCGCCAATCGTGATCCGCGTGGCCATCCGCGCCAGGCCCGACGCGGTGCCGCGTGATCCGTTTGGCCCCTGGTGGCCGTGCATCCCGCACTCAATGCCGCCGCTATCCTGGCAAATCACGAAACTGCCCCCCATCGGCACAAATTCGATACCGTCCAGATCGCGCGGATCCGCGCGCTTGAGCGCCCAGCGTAGCAGATTAAAGCCCTCGGCTTGATCGCGTTCCGCGTGCAACTGCGTCATGTTGCACAGGTGCCAATAGGCCGCATTGGCGATATCGCGCCGGTCCGCATCGCGCCGCGTCCATTGCTTCAGCCGGTCGTCGTGATTGCTTTCCACCATGACGGATTGGCAAAACTCGCGGGCGGTTTCGCGCAGGAACGCCGCGCCCTCCGCAATATGCGCCTCAATGCCGTGCAAATTGCGGTGCACCATCCGCGCCCAATGCAGCGGATCTTGATCGACATGGCGCGACGAAATTTCAAACGACAGCAGATCGTGAAAGAATTGATATTGCGGCCGCAGCCGTTCCATCAAGCTATCCGCCCGGCGGCCCCAAAGATGCTCAAACACATCATCCGCCACGCTGGGCAAATGGATATCGCCAAAGGTGACAGCCTTCACCCGGTGCCCAGAGGATACCCGGCCCGCGCTCACCTTGTGATCGAGATCCTGAAACGCGCCGTCCGCCGTGGCGCTGATCTGGCGGCACCAGGCCCGGCCCGCATCATCGACCTCCACAATGATCGCGCCCAGGATGTGATGAAATTCCGCCTTGAGGCCCGCTTTTTTGTTCACATAATTGGGCACCGTCACGGCCCCGGTTGTCATCACGCTTGGGACGTGTTGCCCAGGCATTTGCGGCACGGTTTCGTAAGACAGCTTGGCGTGCGGAAAAATCGCATCCCGGCCCCGGCTATAGGTGCCCAGGCCCGATAGAGGCTTGACCGCCGTGGGCAGCGTGTTCATCTCAGCGCAGAACAACACCGGGCCACAGTCTAGCGGATCAAAGCGCAGGAAGGGGCGCAATTCGGCCCGATAGGTGCCCGTGAGCGTCATGCGGTCCGTGTGGCGGATTGTCTGATATGTGAAACCCGCCACCACCAGATCCGCGCCGTGAAACTGCGCGTAGGCCTGCAGGTTTGCAAAAAAGCGCGGGTGCACATCGGTATCATCCTGCGCGGCCGTCAGGATCCACCGGCGCACCTCGCCCCGGCGGATCTCACCCGGCGCAACACCGGCGCGCGAAAACAGCGACCAATCGGGCAGCATATGATCAGCGCCCGACGTTTTGCGATTCTCTTGCGTGCGCAAAAAGCCATTCACAGAGCGGGGCGTTTCATCATGCCCGGCCTCAGACAAGCGGCGGGCCGCTTCCGTGAGAGCTGACCCTTTGCCGCCGCGCTGGCCGCGCGGATTAAAGCCCGCGCGCAGGGCCGCCTCAATCGCGCCCTTGATCCGTTGCTGGCGCTCGATGGGCATCGCGGGGAAACTCATCGCGCCGCCCCCGCGAGATCCGCCTGCACACCAGACGCCCAGGCGACAAGCGCCGCCTTTTCAGCGCCGCAGCGTAGCAATTCATCACCGACCCGGCCCAGGGCGACCTCGACCGCGCCCAGGCTCAAAGGCGCAGATCCGACGATCTCGCCAGGGGCCGCGCAGATCCGCGCCGCGCTTGGCGGCAGCGCGTCACTTTGCACCAGTGCCCCACCGCTCACCAAGCCGCCGCAGCCCATTAAGGCCAAGGCCGGGGCCATCAGCCCCATCATCTGCCAACGCTTCATTTTCCAACCTTTCCACCAGGGCCGCGCGATCCGCACGCACCGCCGCCACATCATCGAGCGCGGCGCGCAGCCGGGCATCACGATCATTGATTTTTACCTGCAGCACATCGCGCAGCGCGGCCGCCTCGATCTGGGCCGCCGCATAGCCGCGCGCGTAGCCAAGATGATCGAGCGCAGCGGCAAAGGCCGCCCCCCCCGCCACCAGCACCGCAGCCCAGATAAACACCGCCCTCATAGCGCCGGGGCCTGGATGTGCATCCAATCGAAATTCTTAGCAGGCCCCAGGCCGGTCCAGCCCTCAGCCGCCCAGGCCGCCCAGAAGCGCGCCGCATCCGGCAACGCCAGGCGCGCACGATCCCGGCCCCATTGCAGGCGATTGCGCGCCGGATCCCAATCGACCGCGACGCCCCAGGCGTGCACTGATTTTGTGGATCCGCCGCGCTTGAGGCGATCATTGAAACAGCCGCCATAAAGGTGCAGGCCCAGATCCGTGATTTGATCGGGGGTGTGCGTATCGGCCACATTTTCCAGCACGCGGGCCAGGGACGCCTCAACATCGGCATGGCAAGCGATAGTGGATACCTCTTGCGTCTCATCCCAGGCCAGCACCGTGCGCCAGGGGATCCGCACCCGGCCCATCGTGCAGATCGCAGATCCCGGCGCGCCAAAGCGGCGCACCAGATCGACCTCACGCCCCCAGGCATTTTCCGCAGACCGGTCCACGAAACCGACACCCGCCAAATCACAGGCCCAGGCCTCAAAGGCGGCATCCGTGGACGGCCCCCAAAGGCCATCCGCCGGGCCAGGATCAAAGCCCGCCTGGCGCAAGGCGATCTGGCCCGCCGCGATCACACGGCGGGCGGCCGACAGGGACGCGCGCGGATCCCGCAGGCCCTCGATCCGCCCCGCCGCCGCCAGCGATCTAGGCCCAGGATCGCCATCAATCGCGCCCGCGTAGCCCGCCACCATGCGCAAGATCACTTGCGCGTTTTCAACACCATTCCAGCCCATTGCGGCCCCCATATCAAAAGAAAAACCGGCGCTAGGGATCCCGCACCGGCCGCAAATCAGCGCCGCCCGCGCCGCCCAAAGATCGCCGCCACCAGGCGAAAGTGCCCTGGATAAAACGGCGCAAAGATCACGAAACGCCAGACGCCGCGCGCCCGGTCCGCTGGCGGGATTTGTTGATGAATTGCGCCAAGCATCAAATAAAAGGCGACGATCCAGCCTAGATTGCAGCCCCCATTAATCCAGACCGACGGATCACCGGCGCGCGTACTGAATTGCCAGGCCTCAGGCGCGAAATGCTGAAACACATCCCAAAACCAAAGACGGACCGCAGCAAAGAACGCAAAGACACAAATGCCGCTTGCCATGGCGCGCGCTGGCCCCGCAAGGCCGCGATAGAAACGCGGGCCAAAAGAATAGGACACCAAAAGTGCCATCACAAAGGCAGGCCAGGCCGTGACCGTATTAGGATTTAATCGGGCAAGCCAATCAAGAAACTCATTAGCGCCCATTGTGAAAACCCTTCGTCAGTAAATCATCTAAAAGGCCGCTTACAGCCTTTTCCATTTCATCCGTTTTTGTGCGCTCACTTTTGATCGTCTCTTGCCGGGCCTTTTGCGCCGCCCGCACCGCGTCCAGAGAGATCTTGCGCTTGAAAATCCAATTCATTGCACGGCCCCCGAAATGGCCGCCGCAATTTTCTCCAGCGTGTTGCGCGTTGAGATTTCGCGCTCAACAGAGGCGCGCAGATCATCATCTTTGCGGCCCATCAAAAGGCCGGTTAAATCATCGTTTCGTTTCGTCAGGCGGAAACGGTCATACAATAGCGCGCAGATCATCAGCGCGCCCGGCCCGCCGCCCAGGGCCAAAAAGATTTCATTAAGCGTCATTGCGCACCCCTTAGGATCGGCACAGATTAGATTGAACGGCACACCATAGTGTTCACACCAGGCGCAAAAAAACCGCAGCCCAGGGGGCGACGGTAAGCCTTAGATCTTGGCCGCCGGATCTCGACCGGCCCGGCGGTAACTGATCCAGCCAAAGGCGCGCACCAGTATCCAAAACACCACCGCCAAAAGACAGCAGGCCAGCACCCGGCCCGCGTGCGGGGCCTGGGCCGCGTCGCGCAGCATCGCTTGCAAAAACCGCAGATCACACACGCGGCGCGATGGATCGCCGCGCGCATAGCCGATATCGTGCGCGCGCCAGCCAGCCTCATCAAAAAACGCCGCCGACAGCGCCGTGAGCAACCGCCGCAGCCAGGGCCAGGCCCAGGCCGGGCCAACACCGTTTTCGCCCATCACAAGCCCCCCTGCCCCGGCACCGGCGGCCATAGACTATCATCGGTAAAATCCAGTGGGCGCGGACCGCCTTTGATTGAAATCCCGGCAAAGACATGCGCGCGCTCATGCGCCGCCGCCGCCGCCGCCACCGCCAGCATATCGGGGGCATCGAGCGGCAACTGCGTGTTATCTTTGAGCACCCACACAAAAGGATCTGCGCCCCCGGCCCAAAGCGCATCCCCCGGCTGCGCCCCCGCCAGCATCGCCCCAATCGCCAGGGCACCGGCCCCGGTGATCCGTTCTTTGGTTTGCCGATCAAAATCAAACAAATGCGGCCCCCAGTAAAAGCCCAGGCCAATCCGGCGATCCCGTTCCCGGTTGACCCGCGCCGCAAATTCCGCCGCCGCCACGCCTGGCCCGCGTCCAAATTCAAGCATATTCAAACGCCTCCAAAACCAAGGGATACGGGAAAGGCTGATCAATTCGGACATAGTAAAATCCAGGATCGCGCAGCTTGATCTCTTGCGCCGCAATACTGATTTTTTCCGCCTCAGCATTTTCCAAGGTCACAACAGCCTCAGGGTGCACATTTTCAAATGAGATCACATCGCCATCCAAGGCGGCGCGCGACACCGGCCGCAGGACCGGCGCGCCACCTTTGATGTAATACAGGAAAATGTAATCTAGCGGGATCTCATCAAGAGCAAAGGCCGCTTGGCCTTCCACCGTAAGATCAGTTTCCTGAATAGTCCCGATTTCGCCCGTGGCCAGATCATAGATTGCAAAATTCATCGTTTCACCATTTGAACCCGTAACAATGCTTCGGTGACAACCCGGTCCCGCGACGCAGACTTTGCCTGCAGCTTGAATGTTTTCACCCCCGTGCCGGGTAATGATTTCATATAGGCCATGCAATCATTAGATGCGGAAATGCGCGTTAATTCCTCAGATGCGTTATCGCCAGGAATTGATTCAACCTCTGCCCGTTCCCAAAATTGACCAAAGGTATTTCCTTGATGCGTGAAGCGATATTCAAGAGACCCCACATCATCAAGCCCGACATAGCTTGCAGCCTGGGTTGACATGCTGGCGATTGCAAAGACACTAAAGGCACTTTCGCAATCAAGATTAACACTCACGATATCGGTCCACCCGCTTTCACCGACCACAATCGGGGAATTGCGCACCCCGAAATTAGCCACCGTGACAGCTTCACCTTTGATCTGCAGCGTGTCCACCGCCGCATCACCAATCACGCCAGAGACGGCCGTGATTGTTTTGGCGGCCATTTTCGACGCGGACAGCGTGCCATTCACCAGCACATTATCCGCATCCATCTGGATCGCGGATCCGCCGGTGCCATCGGGATCGCTATAACTTGTCAGGCGAATTGATGCGATTTCGGTCCCGCCGTTTTGCGTGTAAGCGCGCATCCCGCGAAACGCCCGCACCTTGCCATCGAGCGTGACCGTGACCCCGGCCACATCTGAAACCTCAGCGTCAAGCGTATCAATCGACGCCTGCAGCGTTGTTTGACTTGAGGCAATCGCGCTATTGGTTTGCGCGCTTGTCAAATAGGTGGATTGGATCTGGGCCTTGCTCAGATATTTGCCGGTCAGATCCGCATTGATCGTATCAATCCGGCCCGACAAAGCCCCGTCCGCATTGGCCCGCGTGGTGGCCTCTGACGTAATCGCCCCCTCAGCACTACCGACACGCACCGCAAGTGCATTTGCCGTGCCAACAATTGCACTGTCCGCATTGGCCCGCGCCGTCTGCTCAGCCGTAATTGCACCCTCAGCCGACCCCACGCGCGCCGCAAGGGCATTTGCCGTGCCCACAATCGCACTATCAGCATTGGCCCGTGCCGTCTGCTCAGCCGTAATCGCACCCTCAGCCGACCCCACGCGGGCGGTGAGCGCACTCACCGTGCCAGCCGCCGCACTATCCACACTCGCGCGCGTCGTCGCCTCACTGGCAATTGCAGCCTCACTACTGGCAATGCGCGACACAGCGGCGGTGATGCTATTCGTAAGGCTTGTGTCTGCACTCGTGCGCGCCGTCGCCTCGCTCGATATACCAACTTCCGTTGCGGCCACCCGATCAGAAAGCCCATCAATTGACAGGCCTAATTCTTCTTGCGCGCCAACAAGATCGCCACGAACCACAGCAATTTCGTTTCGTGCAGCTTCAAACTCACCCTCAGTAATCACAACTAAGGCATTAAGATCCGCCTGGGCCGCATCGGCCGCAGCCCCGGCCGCCGCGATATCCGCTAGGATTTGATAAGCGATATCCTTGGCCCCGATATAGACGCCATCGGTTGACGCCTCATCCCAGAGCGTCCAGCTTGTCACCCGGTCAGAGATAAGCCGCGCCCGCGCCTCATAGCGCAGCCCCGGCAAAATGCCCTCGAATACCGCCGCGTCGCCCCGGTCGATACCGCCGATCACCAGCGCAAGCGACAGATCCGATGCGCCCACGATACGGATCTGCACCCGGATCCCGGTTGCATCCCCCAGGTTATCGCCATCCCACAGCATCCGCAGACCAACCCGGCGCGCGTCGCCCGTCTCATCGAGCATCACCGCAGGCTCAAGCCGCCAGTTTTGCAAGATCCGTGCGGGCATCACTTTGACCGTGAGCGCGGGATAGGTCACGGCCGTCTCATCCGTGGCGGGCACCCAATTCACATCATTGGCGTCCCGCTCACGCAAGGACACCGTTTGATTGAGCGTTGTGAAATCATCCGCGATATCGCCAACCTCAAAAACCTTTGAGGTGTAGCCATTGCGCGCACTTGTCCAGGCGACCGCATCGAGCGGATCCAGCACCGCCGCCTCAGGCGGCAAGGTCAGATCATGGCGGCGCATCCGGCGCTCATCTTTAAGCCAAAGAGACATCAAGCGTTGCACTTGCTCATCGCGGGCCACAGCGGGCAAATCAAGCGTGGCCTGCAGCCGCCGCCCATCCTCTAATTCCGCCTCTAAGTCATAGCGCGGCGGCGCATCATGCGCGGTCCACATCGCCTCAGGGGCGGGGTGCGTGACGTGCAAGGCATTGTGGCCCGCATCCAGGCCAGAGTGCGGCGACAGGCTGCGCGGATCATCCACAGACAGATCATCATCAGTAAAGAAAAACACCGGCATGGCGACCGGGCCAACGCGCATTGTGTAAACGCCGCCCGCCTCGACCACCTCGCCCGCGCAGGCGTTTTTCAGCGCATCAATCACCGTGGCCGGTTCCTGATCCACCGACACCTCAAAGCCCGCGATATATTGCGCGACAGAGGTGCCATCCTTGCGCACCTTCACCACATCGCACTCATTCATCGCGGCGAACCAATTGGCCAGCGGCAGATCCGCAGCCGCCACCCGGCCGCCCCAAATGTTGCCATCGGGCAGCGTGACGCCGCGCAGAATATTATAGATCATCACGGCCGGATTTTCCGTGAACGCCCAGGTGTCACGATTGCCCCAACGCTGCGCGCCCGATCCGCCCACCGATGTATCCCGGCGCGGATCGTACAGCTTGATCCCCTCGACCTCAAAAAGGAACGCAGGCAAGCCATTGAAGGCGGCCCGGTTATATTTGAACGTCAGCACCGCATAGGCCACGCCCGCGCCGATCATATCCGTTTGCCACGGCCGATCCACATCGCTGGCATGATTGGCCATCATATAGGCGTCCGCCGCCGTTTGATTGCCGTCATAGAAGCTATAAGAGAAAAGCGGATATTGGGCATTAAGATCAAAGACGCCATCGCCGTTGATGATCATGCCCTCTTTCTGATGCAAGCCGCCGGATGCGCGCAGATCCGTGACCCAATCGCCATTGATCGCAATGCGTGCCAGGGACGTGATCGGCAGATCCGAAATATCCACCGCATAGGTGAGATATTCATTAGGCACATCGCCCCGGTTTGGCCCGCTATAGGGCGGGGCCACGCGGTTGCCCGCCGTGGCATAGCGCCCCAAGATAAAAGTTTGCGGATTGGCCCCGCCGGTTGTCGTCACCTCAGTCTTGATCCCGGCCTGGCGCTGCGCCTCAGGTTTGCCGCGCAGGGCCGCGCCCAGGGCTGACAGACCGGCATAGATCGCCACGCGCACAACCAGACCCGCCACAAGCGAACTGGCCGCAAAAGCATTGATCGCCGCAATCGCGACCCCGACAGGGCCAGCCGCCGCCACGCTGGGCGCGACAATCAAAACCGCCAGGATGATGATAAAATTGATCATATGGAAAAGGCCCTCAAAATCTCAAGCCGCGACACCACGGCCATCCCGGCAGGCTGCAGGCAATACACACCCGCGCCCTGCACCACCCCCAGAGCCACAGATCCGGCATCACCGGGCAGCGCCACAACATCACCGATTTGCGCCAGGGCGGGCGGGATCTCATCAAACAGATCCGCAAAAACAGCCGCGTGATCTGCAAAGCCATCCGCCTGCACCAGGGCAAAGCCCGCCGCCAAGGTGCGATATTTACCGCGCCAGGGGGCCGCCGGATCAAAACCGGTCATGGCCGCGACAGCCCCCGCCGCAAACAGACCGCAATCAACCGTGCCGGGGCGAAACTTCGCGCGCGATTGCGTGCCCAGATACTCCACCAGGCGGCCGCGCCAATCGGCGCGCCGGGGCGCTTTTTGCATTTCCATCATTATCCCCTTTGATCAGCCCGCGCGCTTTTCGCCCCAATAGATCGGGACCGCGCCAGAAATATCCGCATAGCGCCGCAGCTTGTCGCCGCCGCGCAGCTTTTGCGAAACGTGTGACTTCACGGTTGATAAAAACCGCGTTAAAGCGCGCGTTTCACTCACCAGCGACATGATGCACGCGGCGGTGCCATCAATTTCGCCATCGGAAAAATCAATCTCATCAACCCGGCCCAGCCAAACCCGGCGCGGGGGCGCGACCAGGGCGCGCGTGTCCGCATGAAACAGCGCCCGGTGCACCGCGACCGGCGCGCCGCGCGTTTTATAGCCCTTCACCAGATCCTCGACCTCAGGGGCCACCGCCGCCAGGCCGATTTGATAGGTGCGCACCGCCAGCCCTGGGCCGGATAAGACCGGCTCAGCATCGAGCACCGCGCCCGCGCCATTATAGGTGCGCGTGACGCCATCGACCGTGAACGCGCGATCCCGCAAGCCCGACCACAAGGCCAGATCCTCAAAATCGCCCGTGGCCCGGTTTTGGGCACGGATCCAGATCAGGCGCTTGGACACAATGCCCGCCCGCGCCTGCAAATAATTCAGCGTCGCCGCATCATAATCTTTCATCACTTGCCCCTTTGGTTAGCGAAAGGTTTGGCGGAAACTAAACGTGACGCCGGTTGTGATCCGCCCCGATGTGGTGCCGTAATCGACAGACCCCGGCAGGATCACCGCTTTGCACGTTGGCCGGATCAGCGTCACCGCCGCGCCCGCCACCGCGCCAGGCTCGATATGCGGGCCAACAGACACCAGGCCCGTGAGGCCCGATGCGTTGGCCGTCACACTTGCCTCAAGGCGGTGCAGGGCGCGCGCCACGGGGCCAGAGCCATATTCAAATGACAACAGATCCCCCCGGCGCATCGCAAAGGCCCCTGGCAAGCCCTGCAGGCTCAAGCGTGATCCGGTAAAATCCAAAGACCCGATCTTGACCGCCGCCACAGCCAAGGCCAGGCCGCGCGGATCCGACGCCGGGCCAATCTGATTTGATTTGCAGGCGTAGAAGGCGCGGCCCGGCACTTGCAGCGCCTGCAAAAGCGCCTCCACCTCATCCGCCTGGCGCGACGCCATCGGGGCCAGGGCATAGGTGCCCTGCCACATCGCCGGGGCCACCTCAGAGGTGATCACATCGCCGCCGCTCAGCCCCGTGGCCGCCAGGCTTGGCACGCAATGAAACCGCACCGATTGCACCGGCAGAAGCGACAGGAACGCCGCCGCCGATAGCGGAAAACTCAAAGCCATTTAGCCCACCTTTCGCGGATCGCGGTTGATCTGCCCGACGCGGCGGGGCAGCACTTGGCGATCAAATTGTGAGATCCCGCGCCGCACGCCTTGATCGACCATATCCGCGATCTCAGTATTGCCGCGCGCGCCGCTCACTTGCACATTCACGTTCATCACCGCCGGGGCGGCCTGGGCCGATCCGCCGCGATCCTTGAGCGCCGCTTGCGCTTGCGGCACGTTCAGCACCGCGCCCGATTGGGACGGCACAAAGATCTCAGAATTGGGCGTGTTTTCATTCACCAGGTAGGGCACGCCCGCACTGGCCGGGCCGCCCTTGGCGCGCGCGCCGCCCAAAAGGCCGCCCACCGCGCCGCCCAGGCCGCCAAAGACGCCGCCACTAAAGGCATCCATCAAGGCCTTTTGCGCCTGCACCTTGGCCATCTCAATCAACAGATCAATGATCGCATCCTTGGCGCTTTTTGATCCGTCCAAAACGCTCAAAAACATATCCGTGAGACGTTCCGCGCCGCGCGCCGCATTTTCCTCAATGCGCTGCATCCCCTCGGCAATGAGGTCCGTCTTGGCCGCCGCATCCACATAGGATTGCGCCAGGGCGTCAATCTCAGCGCGCAATTCTGGCGTGACCTCTTTGCCCGCTTGTTGCGCCTCAAAGAGCAATTCCGCGCGCTTGCGGGCCAGCTCGACCGCATCGGCATATTCCAGGCCAGCGGCCGCGACCGCCAGCAATTCGGCCGCCTCTAATTCAAGCTGCGCCACATCATCGCGGGCCGCCGTCATGGCGTCGCCAAAAGGATCCTCTTTGCGCGCCGCCTTTGCGCCGCCCTTGGATCCACCACCGCCGCCGCCTTTGCCCGTAACCAGCGGCGGCATCCCAAAATCAGGATCCAGCGGCCGGGCCTCAGGGCGCGGAATATTTTGCGGCACGCCAGAGGCATCGAGCGCCGCCTGGCGGCGCGCATCCACCTCGGCCGATCCATTGCCGCGCCCGCTGGATACATATTGCGGATTAAACGCATTGACCGCATCGCGCGCCGCCATCGCCAATCCAGCGACAAGGCCGCGCAGGCCATTGATCCGCGCCGACACCGCCGACATATCCACGCCATCAATCCCAGACAGCGCCGCCACAGCCTCATCCGCAGCCACAATCAGATCCGCAGCCTCGGCCGCAAGATCCTCAGCCGAAATTGTAGCATTATCCCAGGATTTCGCTAAAGCATCCGCCTCTTGCGCGATTTCAGACACCAGATAAGCATCATCCTGGGCATCTTGCGCCAGCAATTGCCGGGGCATCATTTCCAATTCGATCGACAAGGATCGCACCGCGTCAAAAATCGCATCATAGCCGTCTTTGGCCGCGCGCAGCGTGTCCAGATCCTCAGGCGATGCGCCAACGCGCATTTCGTCAGAGATCGGCCGGGCCGGAAACAGGCGCGCCTCATCCTGCAGATTAACGATATCCTCTAATTCCGCCTTTTGCGCGGTCAGATTTTCCAGCACCCCCGCGCCGCCCACGATCATGGATTGGAATGTGGACGCGATGCGCGCTTGGATTTCGCCAAATTTGCGGTCAATTTCGGCCGCCTTGGCTATCATTTCATCATCCAGGACCGCGCCAACCTCATGCGCTTTATCCACCGTGCGCTGCAGGCCGGCCGATCCTTGATCAATCAATTCCACGAACCGCTCACCCGCAGATCCGCCAAAGATCTCATCCGCCACGCGGATCTGCCCGGCCTTGTCCAGATCGCCCATCCGGCCGATCAATTCGAGCATCAAGGCGGATGGATCCTTGATTTTTTCGCCTAAGTCCGTGGCGGTGTAGCCCAGGCGCTCAAAGGCCTCCAAAGCAGGCCCGGCCCCCGTCACCACGAACTCATCGGCGCGCAGGCTCAATTCCTTGAGGCCATCCACCATCTGATCAATCCCGATGCGGTTTTGCTCAGCGACAAATTTCCATTCCTGAAAGGCGGTTGCATTGACGCCGGATCGCTTGGCCTCATCGCCCAAGGCGGCGATATTCTTGACCACATTGGCCACGTCTTTCGACACCCCCACCAGGGCCGCGCCGATCAGGCCCGCGCCCAGGCCCATCACGGCCTTTTTGCCAAACTTGGTAAAAGAGGCCTGCATTTTGTTAAGATTGCTATTCACCGTTTTGGCGGCCCGGTCCGTGTCCTGGCGCGCTTCGCGGTCAAATTTCGCAATCAAGCGCGTGCTGCGATTGATCACGCTTTGCAATTCCTTATCGCGCGCTTGCAATAGGATCGTGATCGCTTCGGTATTTTCAGCCATAACGCCTCACCAGGTCGTCAAATTCGTCCGCCGTGGGCGCGTCCACCTCATCAGAGGCGTTTACCGCGTTCCAGGCCTCGACTAATTCGAAAGTTTCAAGGGGCGACAGGGCGCGGATCTCAGCCGGGAGCCGCCCCATCGTGCCGCAGATATTGATCACCCGCGCGCGCACATCATACGCGCCGCTTAGGGGGCGGTTTCGCTTGGCGATCCAGCCTCGTTTTTTTTTTCGCCGTCCAGCACCGCCGGAATAAAGGCCACGCCCAGGATCCGCCGCGCGATTTCGCGCAAGGCCAGGTTTTCGCCGGGCGGCAGATCCGCCACCAGATCATCCGCCTGGCGGTCCGCCATGCCGCCGCCGACCAGGGCCAGAGCGACAAGATCGCGCACATGACGCACTTGCGGCTCAGGCCCACGCTCAAAAAGCGCGTTCCACAAATCAAAGATCCCATAAGGCGCGTGCTGCACCTCAAAGCGTTCAATTTCCGCATTGGTCAAAACCACTGGGCGGCGCTTGCCGCCCAGGATTTCGGTGTGCTGCGCCGTGCGCGCGATGCTCATCGCTTAGACCTCAGCCGTAAAGACGATTTTACCGGCGGAATTGAGCGACAGACCAAAGGTCACGCCATCCTCTTGCTCACCGCCCGCATCCAGGGAGGCGACCATAAACGGCCCCTTAAAGGTGCCGATATTGGGCACAATCACCTCAAAATCATCAATCGCCTCACCCGACATCGACAGCGCCACCAGGCGCGCCTCAGCCGCCGACTTGATCGCGTAGCCCGAACCAGAAACAGAGATCGACGTGGATCCGGTCAGCAACTCAGACCACATCACACCTTCCGGCGCATCCATATCGGGCGTCGTCACATCAACGCCGTTGTTTGCGATGGACAGGGTTTTGCTTTTCAGCGCGGCGGCGACTTCAAACCCGCCCGCACCGTCAGAGGATTTGATGAGCATCAAGCGGCCCATTTTCTTTTGCGACATTGTATCTCCAATTCAAAAAAGGGGCCGTGGCCCCGGTTGATCCCGCCCCGGCCGGGGCCAGGATTAATCAGGCGTCCGACAGGGCCACGGCAAAGGCCACTGTGGCCACATAGGTTTGCGCGTCGCTGGCCTGGCTCACGGCCAGGGCCTCAAACTGGCACCATTCCAGCGCATAGCCGGGCAGCGTCACATCAGCCTCACAGCCATCCAAGGCGGCGGCGATGCGCCAGCCAATGCGGGCCGCCTCGACCCGCCCCGACAGCGGCCGGGAATGTGCCTCAATCGTGAGCATCACATCCCAATCCGTCGCCAGGTCATGCCGCAGCGGGTCCACATCAATCCGGCCAATGCGGATATAGGGCGTTTGCTCATCCTGCAGCGGCTCATCCACCACCCGGTCCGCCACCAGATCCGTGATATCGCTTTGCGCCAAAAGGTGCGCAATCACCGCAACCTGCAGCGCAACATCGGGGCCATCATCCGCCATTGAAAGATCTCCTTACCGCTTTGGATATGGCCCGGCGCACCCGGTCTTTGTGTTTTTTCAATTCGCGCTTTTTTGTCGGGCCAACAAAGGGGCGCGGCCCCCGGTCCGCCTCGATCACGCGGGCCTTTTGCCCGAAATCGACCAGCACCGATCCATCGCGGAATTGCGTGGCCTCGATCTCATCCTGGCTATCGCCCGACACCACCGGGATCAAAGCCCGCGCCAGGCGCACCATGGCGCGCCCGCTTGTGGCATTGGCGGCGGCGGTATCGCGGGCCAGGTTTTTGCGCAAATCCATCAAGCGCCGGTTGACCTTGCCCGACCCGGTCACGCTCATATCGCCCCCCGCTCACACAGAAACTCGATTTGATCGCCCTTGCGGCCAACGCGGGCCAGGCCTTTGATATCCCAAAGCGCGCCGCGCATGAAAACCCGATCCCCCGCCGTGACCGCCTGCGCCGCCACAGAGCCGCGCACGCGGACCGTGGCGGTGCCCGCGCTTTCTATGCGCCCCGCGCTCACCTTTTCACGGCCCAGGCCTTCCAGCACATCGCCCCAGGTCCGCAGATAACCCTCGGTCCAGCCCTGGGCCGCGTTGCCCGTGGCGTCGCGGCCGGTTTGCTTGCGATCAAAGCGCAGGCGATCCCGCATTTGCCCCGCGCGCATCAGCCCGACACCGTGCCGCGCGCGTGGCGATCTAGCGCCCGCTGCACCCCCAGGGGCACCTCGACCGCACCGCCGCCGCCGATCACCACCGCCTCGCGGTTTTCGTAATAGTGCCCCGTGAGCATGGCCACCGCCGTCACGAGGCCTTGATCCAGATCCGCGCGATCTTCCGCCCCCAGATCATAGATGATTTCGACCACGGCCGGGCCAGCGGCCAAGGACGGCCAGCCCGCGCCCACCGGCACAATCCGCACCGGCTCGATCCCCAGGGCGACGCGGTAGCGCGCCGGATCCAGATCGGCCCAAAGGCCATCAAGGCCCAGATAGCGCACCGCCTGCACCGCCTGCACCGGCCAGCCGGGCAGCTTGATCACGGGGGCAAAGCGGTCCAGGGTCAGCGCCCAGGTTTGCCGCATTAAGGCGATCCCGATCCCGTGCGGGCCGTCAATTTCGGCCACCGCGGCTGCGCAAAAATCCTCTAATAGCCCCTCATCTGCCAGATCAATGGCCTCATCATCCGTCGCTGATACCCGCAGGCGCAGCCGCAGATCCGCCGCCGTCAGGGGCAGCGCAACCGGCTTTGTCTTTACTCGCACGCCGCCCCAAATCATCATTTAGCCCCCTTGGCCTTTTTCGCCGCGCCCTTGGCGGCCGTTTCCACACCGGATTGATCGGCGCTGGCATTTTCCGCGCCTGGCGCAGGATCGACCGGATCCACCGGCGCAGGCACAAAGGCCAGGGCCGCCGCGCGCTCATCCGCATCCGGCACCGAAATCTCGCCCGCGTCCAAAAGGCGCTTGGCATCCCCCAGGCTCAGCGGCACCGCATCACCCCGGCCGCCGCCCCATGCGCCGCAGCGCGCGGCGGTCAAAATGCCCGTCACTGTTTTGATTGCCGTCATTGCAATCTCCTATCTTGCTTGATTTTCGTAAATATCACCGCAGCGGCGGCGGCGGCGGCGGGCGTGAGATTGGCCTTGCAATGCACGCAGCGCGATCCAAAGAGCGGACCCACCAACGCCGCATATTGGGGCCGCAATGCAACCCCGCCCAATAGCGTTGCAGCCAGACCCACCGGCCGTCATTCATCTGCACCGGGAAAAGCGCGTATACGCTAACGCCAGCGGCCGCACGATCCTCAAATTGCGCTAAGGTTTCACCGCCCCAGATCATTGGCCAGAACCCTCCTTTGTCATGTTGAAGTCATGCGACCCGGCGCGCATCGCCGGGCCGCCGCATCATCCCGCCAGATTAGGCGGCCGGTTGCACCATCGCCTTGATCGCGCGGGCATCGGCCACCGTGCCATCCATGCGGGCAAAGCCAGCCATGCCGAAACCAGGCAGGAACTGCGCGCCGCGATCCGTGTGGATCACAGTATTGCCGATCTTGCGGACGTAATATTTCGACATATCACCCGCGATCATCGCGCGGGCATTGGCCCCGACGTTGGCCATCGCCTGATTGACCGTGTATTTTGCCGACACAGCGCCAACCTTGATCCGGCCAGACCCGTCCGGCGCTTCGGACAGCAGATAGCGGCCATCACCGTCTTTCAACTTGTGCATCGCCAAAAGTGTTGTGTCGTTAAACATCAGGCCAAATTTTGGCGATTGGCGATAAGCCGGATCAACAGAGTGGATCAGGGCCAGGATATCATCGCCGGTGAAAGAGCCTGCAGCGGCCGGGGTGTGGCCCAGGCTTGCGCCGGTGACAACGCCCAAAGGCTGGCCCGCGCCGGTGCCAATGGTCAGCACATCGTTTGCGGTGCGGCCCAATTCTTCGCCCAGCAGACCGCCAAACAGGCTTTCCATATTTTCCATCCCGCCGGTCGCAAGCTGGATCGAAATCTTGAGCCATTCAGTCTGATACAGGTGATCCTCAAGCGTGTCTTTCGTGAACACGCGATCCTTTGCACCGGTATTGGGGAAGGCCGCACCCTCAGCCGCTTCTTTCGCCGCGCGCTTGGCGGTATTGTCCACACCAGGGATCGGCATCGAGCCGCCGCCAGCCGTCTTGATCACCGTCGCAAAGGCGTCGTCATACATCGGCCCCCAGGCGGCCATCGCCATCACGATGGATTGCATCATCTCATCGGGCACCATCGCGCCGCCAGCGGCTTCCGTGCCCGCGATTTGGGCGCGCAATTCGACATTGTGCGCGGCAATCGCGGCGCGGGCCTCATTGCTCAGGGCATAGTGATCGCCGCCCACCATCATCAATTGATGAAATGCGCTGCGATAGGTCAGAGCATCAACCGCAGGGGCCGCGCCGCGCTGATCAAGATCGCCATTGGGGCGGCGATCATCGCCAGCGCCCAGGCTGGCCTCAGCACGGGCCAAGCGATCTTGCCGGGCGGCGCGGGCCTCAAGGCCCTCAGCCTCAATCATCATCGCGTCAAATTCGGTTTCGATCTCAGCCGCGCGGGCCTCGGTCGTGCTGGCCGTGATTTCGTCCAGCTTGGATTTTGCATTAGTGACAATGCGGGCGCGCTGCGCGCGTAATTCTGCAGGGGTCATATATAAACCTTTCAGGGTTTCAGAGGGGAAAAAAGGGGCGCGTGATCCGCGACCCCGGCCGGGGATCACGCCCCTTGCAGCCGCAGCCGCATCCGCAGGCGGCGCAGGGTGCCGTCATTGGAATTTTGTTGTGTGAGGGCCTGGGCCGCGCTCAGGCTGCGCAGGCCGATATCGGTGCCCGCGTAGGCGGGGGCCGTCACAATCGACACATCCACCAATTCTTTGAGGCGCTTGATCGTGCGCTTTGGCTGCGCGCCCGTATCATCCCATTCATCGCCGCCCACATCGACGCGAAAGCCAAAAGACATTTCGCGCAAATCGCCGCGTTTCATCTTGGCGACGATCCGCGCCACATCGGGATCCGCCGGATCGAGATCCGCGCTCATCAAAAGCCCGCGCGCATCCACCGACAGTTTCAGCGTGCCCGAACTCACCCGCGCCAGCGGCAAGCCGGTGTGATTGATCAAAAAGCGCACATCATCCTCAAGGCGGCCATCAAAGGCCCCCTGCGCGATGCGCTCGGAAAACATGCCGCCGATGTCAGCCCATTCGCCAAACACCGCCGCATATCCCTCGACCCGCACCGCGCCGCCTTCCGCTGCGCGCACCTCAAGCGGCGCGCTGCAGCGGATTTCTTTATCCTTGGCCATTGCCATCCCCTTCATTGGATTTCATGCTTTCCGCCCGCACCATCGCGCCTTGCACCAGCAGGCTATCGCCGCCGGGCAGATCGCGCCGGTTGTCCAGGGCGCGCGCTTCATTAGGCGTCAATTGGCCGGATGCGATCTTTTTACTCAGCGCATCGGACCGGCTCACCAGATCGCCGCGCATCAAGCCGTCCAGGGAGTGCTCAAGATACACGCTGCGATCCGCGCGGCCGTAAACTTTCAAATTTGCCTCAGCCTCAAGCGCCGTCACCCAGGGCGCGATCACATGTTTGACCAATTGCAAGTCTTGCTGTTCGACATTGGAAAATGTGCCGTGCGTGAGATCCCAAAGGAACGCAGGCGGCATCTGCCATATCCGCGCGAATTGCTCGATCAAGAACCGCTGCGCATCCACCATTTGCATTTTTTCGGGATCCAGCCCCAGGGCCTTTAATTCGTGCCCGGCAGGCAGCGCGACCCCGTTGCGCCGGTTTTCGGCCATCGCCACAATCGCCGCCTCAAGATCCTCAGAGGCGCGGTTAGCCCCGGCGGGCGTTTTGAAAGGCCCGGTGATCGTAAAGGCGGGCACGCCGCCGTTGGCAAAGAACCGCGCGCCATAGCGCGTGATTGCCAGGGCCAGATTGATCGTGTCGGCGTGATTGTAAATCGGACTGCGCGCCGCCTGGCGGCTGGCCCCTGGCATAAAGCACAGATCCAGCACCTCACCGGCGGCATAGGTCAGCGGGCGACCGCCGTCGTTATAGGTGTAAAGCGTGCGCCCGCCCCGGCGCGACACCTTCACCCGCGACACCTCAAGCGGCCAAAGATTGATCGGCACGCCCGCGCCGTTGCGCTCGATAAAGGCCATCCCGCGCCCAAAGGTAAACACGTCTTGCCAGAACCCGCGCCGCATATCAAAAGCGGTTGTCTCATCATTGGCCGCGTGATTGAACAACGCCGCGACAGGATCGCCCGCTTGCACTTTGCGGCCCTCATCGGATTTCACATAAGACTTGATTGGGATTGCCGCCAAAGTTTTTGACAGGAAATTGACCGCCGCCCAGATCGCGGGCACGCCCAGGGCCGCCTCGACCGTGACCGGCCCCAGCACATCGCCGCCCGCCATGTTGAATATCTGGCCAAAACTTGCATCCGATTGTGTCACCGACACCGGGGCGGTGTTGCGCGCCTCCACATCAGATTGCGGATCTGCCACGGCCGATTGCGCCGGGGCATTGCCCCCGCGTTTGAATAGTCCAAAGACCATTGCGCACCCCCTCAGGTTAGCGATTGAGTGAAAAGTCAGGATCGTCCCAGGGCGACGCGGCACCGCCAGCCGCCTCAGGATTGCGCGACATTAAAGAAAAGGCGTTAAAGACCCCAATCAAGGGGTCAATCTTGGCCTTGCCGGACGCGGCCTTTGTGATCATCACCGCGTTGCCGCGTTGCTCACTCTTGGCGTTGCCAACGCACCAATTCATCAGGCCTTGATCCGCGTGGATCATCGTGCCGTCATTCAGCTTGCGCTCGACACCCCAGACCGCAGGCGATAGCCGCGACCCCTGGCCCACGGCCGTGAGCAAATCGCCCTCAAGGCCCTCATCTGACAGCGCGTCAATCAAGGCCGCGACACCGAAGGGGTCCAGGCCGATCCCGTGTTGCGCGGGGAATAGCCCAAGATCAAAGATCCGGCGGCACAGGGCGGCGATCTCACGCAAATCCGCCGTGGGATCATCGCAGATCACCAGATCTCCATCATCGCGGAAATCCTCAAGGCTTGTCGCAATATCCTGGCGGCGATCCAGCGCCACCGGTTGCACCCACGCCCGGCCCCAGGCCTGATAATGCCGCGTCACCTTGTGACGGCCGATCACCCCCAGGCCAAACAAATCATCCAGGCCGCCGCCATCAATGCCCACCGTGATCACGTCAGAGGTGTCCAGGATATCCTCAAGCGTGATCGGCCGCGCAGAGGGCAGCCAAAAATCAGCGCCCACCCAGGTCTCGGCGTGTTTGCCCATCCCCACCTGAATGTTGAGGTGTTGCGACGCCCAGATCGTTTCCTCATCCGCGCCTTTCTCAATAGCCTGGCGGTATATCCGGCCCAAGCGGTCAATCGTGATCGAGCGGCCCAGATTGGGCAGCACCATCCGCCACATTTTTGGATCCAGATAAGGCTTGGCCGGATCAAGCTGCATCGCCTCAGGAAATTCATAAAGGCAGGGCAGGACGTTGCCGCCTTTGATTTTACCATCCCGCACGCCGCGCGCATAATTCAACTCAGAGCGAAACACCCCGGCGGGCGGCTCATCCGATTGCGTTGTGATAAACAGCAAGAGCGCATCGGGCCGCGTGATCATGCCGCCACGGATCTGGGCCAGCACCTTGGCCGCCTTTGGATCCTTGCCCAGGATGTGCAACTCATCCACGATTGTCACCAGCGGGATCTTGCCCGTGATCACCTTGAGATTAAACGCCTTGACCATCAATTTCGCGCCCGTGACGCGGTCCTTGATCGTACTTTCATGCTCGATCACTTGAAACCGGCTTGGCAGATAGGCGGTGCCCGTGTCGGGATCCACATCATCCGCATCAATCATCCCAACCGCCTGGTTAAAACAGGTCTCAGCCACGTCTTTCGTCGGGCCGATGATCAGCAATTCAGCATTGGGGATCTTGTTTGCCAGTAAAGCCGTGAGGCCCATGGCCGCGCTATTCGTCGTCTTACTGTTTTTCTTCGGCACCAGCACAAAGATCTCAGAGATCGCCCGCTCACCCGTCACCGGATCCGCAGACCCAAAGGCCGCCGCGACGATATCGCGGAACCAATCGCCGCAGGCCTCGCCCATTGTCGGTTGCCCGATCACATCGGGCAGGCGCAGATTGTCAAAAATCCCAATGGCCTTATCCGCCGCCGCGCGGTCCAGCGGTAGATCCGGCATGGGCGGCACGCCGCGCTCAAGCCGGTCCACCCAATCGGGGCAGGACAAATCATAAAGCATTAGTTAAGCAAGCCGCCCCATTTTGCCCCCGGTTTTCTGGCGGCCACCGCCAGCGCCGCTTTTTTGCCCAAGGGTTTCTCAGCATCATCACCAGGATCCGGCTGATCATCCTCAGGATCCGGCGCGACCGGCACGGCCGCGTGCCCCTTCTCGATCAGGCTCAGCAGCTTGTTTGCAGCCGACACGTTGCCATCGCCCATCCGGCCCATGATCTTTTGCAGCGCGGCCGCCTCGACGATATCGGCAGCCTCAGCCAACTCACGGGAAAAATGTTTCCGCAACGTCTTAGGATCGCACCCGACACGCCGCGCAATGCGTTCCTGCGTCCACCCGGCCGCCCGCAAAATCGTCACAAGATCTTGATTTTCCTTGTTTTTTTCAAAAGCGGGCGCGCCCCAATTGTCATGCGCCGCATTAACCGGATCGCCCAAAAGGTCACGATCAGAGCCGGGGGCCGGAATTTCATCAGTCACGGGGAAAAAAAATCTCCACATTAG